TTCTTCAAGAATAAGTTAGTCTTATAAAGTATATGATATAATATTGTTAAAATAATAAGATGAAGTGGAGAATATGGTTAAAGTCAAGATTAGCAGCAATCCGTATCAAAAGGAAATTTTGTTTGATAAATGGAATAATCAAGCAGGAGTTTGGAAGTCTATCTCTTATCAGAATAATGAAAACAGCAAACTTATATCTGATAAGATGAAGCGATCATTTTTACCTTTTACAGTAAAAGAAATTATTGACATTATTATTGAAGAATATGATGATGGCAGTGATATTGAGTTGCAGTTTGAAGGAACAGATGATGAGTTTCAAGAACTTATTTACTTGGTTAAAGAGGCTCCTTATTCGAGAATTAAAGTTTTGAAAGGGGGGAGATCCTTAGAAAATGCAAGAAAAGTGTTACCAAGGATTGCAACAATTTTTAATAAGACCTATTTGGGTTCATCAAATAATACAGAATACGATAGAAATGACCTGAAACGTGATATTTCAAAACACCACGAAACATTGGAAGACTTGAGAGCAATAAAAGATTTCAATGAGGAAACAGATATTACGGTTGTTGAAGGAGAAACCAAGGAAAGTGTATTGGTCACAACTAACATTAAGCCAGTTGTTGCTATGGAAAAACTTTACATGAACGTAATTGTACAATAATTTAGATGAAGGAGCGTGAGAATAGATGAGCGATACAGCAATAATGAAAGGGAAGGATGCCATATCTGGAAGTCTTGCCAAATGCTTTGTCACAGTTGGAAATAAAAGGTATAACTTTATGCAAGCCATAAATGTTAAGGCAGAAATGGAAAAGAATAAAGTTGAAGTTCCAATCCTAGGTAAAACTGGAAAAGGGAATAAGGCGGCAGGATGGAAGGGTACTGGAAGTGCAACTTTCCATTTTAACACATCTGTATTTAGAGAAATATTGCAGGAGTACACAAGAACAGGTAAGGATATTTACTTTGATGCAGAGCTTTACGAAAGTATGGCGATTAAAGGTATGTCTGAATGTCAACAGAAAGAATTTTTTAAAGCAAGTGCTTTAAAAATTAAGTTGATTTACGACACAGGGTATTATACTGCTATTTTTGTAACTGATGATGAGCGATTGTTAAGTGAGTTGCGTTTATTCGGTTTAAACGTTGTTCATGTCTTACCTAACCCAGATAATGAAGAGCATTTACATGAGTACATATCAAGAGTGGTTGCTCGGTCAGGGTTAGACTGGTATTCAAATGTTCTTTCTGAGGATATATCTAAGTTAAAAGATAAACTTTACACAGTACAATCAAATAATGAGCAAGTATATTTTGTAGAGCCACATAAATATATCGAACATCTTGTTCCTGAGTTGACAAACTTGTCCTAAGCACGACACAAAACTACTGGGAAAGAAAACCGTTATCCCGAACCAATACGGGAAAAAGTGAGGTAGATTGTTTTTATTCTACCTCTACCTCAAAAGGGTTTACATTGTAATTAACTAAATCGAGGATATAGCCAAGTGGTAAGGCAGTGAGAGATTAGTGACCAAGGGTTCGATTCCCTTTACGCAACTTTGTTGTCGTATAGCCAAGTGGTAAGGCAGCTGACTCCTTATGACCGAGGGTTCGATTCCCTCTATCCTCATTACTATTTATATTATCGGAAAGTAGCTCAGCTTGGTTAGAGTGCGTGCTTTGGGAGTACGATGTCGCAGGTTCGAATCCTGTCTTTCCGATGCCAAACGGATTTTATACTATTGTTTATATGTATATGCCTTTTAGACTCAACAGTCTGAAGAGGGTTGTTGGGTTATAGCCTACTGAGTTTATTTGCAAGTACTTTCTCGGTAGGTGAGATTTGTATCCTTTTGGGGCATCAACTGTAAAAGGTTGTTGCTTCATAGCTTTAGTAGTTGCAAACTTTAGTGTCAGTAGCAATTTCTTTCAAGGATTTTGTGAAGTTATGTCCTAAATCACTACTAAGGCGAATTTGGTTGGTAAGTAAGTTTCGTGATCAGGGCTTGCTTTCAAACGTACCTCTTAATTTTATTCAAACGTAAGGGCTGTCAAAGGTTTTTGCGTTATACCACACTTTATTGTGTGGCTAATTCCATGACTTTACAAGTTTTTCATGGAACCTCTTTAAATATTTGAGCAAGGTTTCAATTCTTATGAGTTGTTACCTTCTCACGGAAGATTACCCAAGTCTGGCTATAAGGGAACGGTCTTGAAAACCGTCAGGTCGGTAAAACGGCGCGTGGGTTCGAATCCCACATCTTCCTTTAGGTTAAGTTTTAACCTAAGTAGACTTTTGGAATTTCAAAATTTTCAAGAGTTTCGTCAGAGATTTCTTTGTTGGGGTATCCACTTTCAACGGTTGCTACCTCATAGTCTAAGTAGGTTTTGATTGGTTCCCTCTTAGACTGGTTCTAACGTTTAGTTAGACCTTCTTTTTCTAATTTATTTGGTGTAAGAACTGTCAGAGGTTCTTACATCATATTTCTTGTTGTAGTTGAGCTTTAGTACAATAAGAAATATGAGGGCTTCAATTTCACTGAACGAATCCTTCTTTTAAAAGGTGTGAGAACTGTCAAAGGTTCTTGCATCGTTCCTCTCTTTGCATACTAGAGGGGTTAGCTTTCATTAAATCCTCCTTTCGGGTAGGTCGTTGACTGTAAAAGGTCAGTGACTTATAGAACCTATATGGTTCCTAAACATCGTCATTTAGAGAGTGACAAAGCCTACGAGAAATAAAGTTTAGGTGATAAAAAGAACTCTCGTTGTACTCTAGGTTCGCGACATGAAGTACAGAAGTTTGGTTGACTTCGGAAAACAAACCGTAAGGGTATCCTCTTTTCGAAGAGGTTCCCTTTCTTTAGGAGACTTACTCAAGTTGGTGAAGAGGACACATTGCTAACGTGTTAGGTCGTCCGCGGCGCGAGGGTTCGAACCCCTCAGTCTCCGTAAAATTTTCGTAGCGGTGCGAGTGGATAGAGGTCAAGAATGTTGTTGGGGTATTTATTTTCTAGAGTTAAGTACCCCAAGGCTATGAACCGCTATATAAATCACATAATGTTCTTGTTTACTGGTATAACCTCTTGCTGGTAAACTTTTTTATACTTTTTACAACTAAAGAAAGGGTATCCGCAAAATGCTGACCTACAATAAAATGTTGAAACTACACAACGAACTAGCTTCTAGTCTAGGTGAGTTAGAACAACACTTAGAACATGTACTTGGAGATATTGGGTATGAGTATGGTGTGTCTGCTCAAATTAAAGTAGAGGAGTGTAATAACTTAACTATAGGTTTTTACGATTCAACACGAGGTATGGAGTTTGAAGCTTTAATATCTGATGAGAAAGAGTTTAAACAGATGTTAAAATTTCAAACTGCTGAAGAACTGCTTCCTTTCTTATCACAACGAACTATTGCTTAATACTGTGAGGTTCTAAATGGAATTTAAGTTTTTAAAGTTTTGTATTGGTTTATGTATCTTGCTTACCTTTGTTTTGTTCGTTGCTATTGAGTATAGTTTTCCTACTGATGTAGTTTCTTACGTTTCAACTTTATTTAACCAATCTGAACTCAATTCTAAACTGTGGTTACAAGGGGTATCTTTAGTCTTTCTGGGGTTTGCAGGTCTGTTTGGTTTGCTTTTATTCGCAAAACACCTATAAAAGCTGAAAATAGTAAGATTATGTCTTGACATCTCACCTTGTTTCTGATATAATAAAATTATCTTAATTGAGGGGTCGCTTGGATTCGACAGGCGATTGGACTTTTTAACCTCGCACCGAGTAGTGACGTAATCACTAAATTAAATATAACTGCAAATAACAATGCACCAGTTCGTGTAGCTGCCTAAGCCTTAGGGTTTAGTAGTTAGTACGAACACAAGTAAAAAGTCAAATAGACGAGCAACTAAGATAAGTACCGGTATCTTTCAGTTGCTATAAACCTCGGTACTCGCAACTAAGGTTTCTCAACTTAGTTTGTTAAATAGAGATATAACTTTTAGTTTTGTACGTTTCCTAAAAGTCGAATGTTAAAACGTAGCAGTGCGCAATAGGGTTGATTGGAAAGGTCGTTTGGACGTGGGTTCGACTCCCACCGGCTCCATAAAATAAACTAAATGAAGAGGTTTTTGGATATGTTAGAGATTGGAACTAAAGTGAAAGTTAAACGTTTAACTGCAAGTCAACGCAAACAAGGTGTTAATATTTGGAGTGATGATATGAGACCTTTTGAGGGACGTGTAGGTAAAGTTATCAACGCTGACACCTATTATGGCGATGTTTTGTATGAAGTTGAATTTCGTAAAGGGATTACTTGGTGGTGGTTAGAAGATTGGTTGGAAGTTCGTTAATAGGTAAAGCTTGATGATAAACCTAAATTGTAAAGAATTGTAGGATTTATTATGAATAAGTCTTTTAGAAGAATAGCATTTAAGCATTTGGTATTGCCTTTAATAGCTGATTTATTATTGTTTATAGGTTTCTCGTATTTAACGAATACAATGCAAAACAACTATGTAACAATGTTAGATAGTGGTCTTTTGTGGCTTTACATTTTATTCTATCTTTTTATTGTTACTGGGTTTATTTGCAGTGGTTTCTTGTTGATAAGTTTAATTACTTTTATTCTAAGTGGGTTTCCTGTAACAACTGAGAAATACAAGCAACTGTTACTGCGAGATGTTTCTACATATATCTCGCTTGAATACTTCTAGGTATCCTTTTTCCCTAAAATGATTGATAAGATTTCAAATGAATTTTATGACAAGATAAGTAAAACGGACTAGATTTAATTTAGGTTGTATAAAGTACTAAAGAATGAGGTGGAGAGAATGTCATTTCTTACGAAAACTTTAGCTAAAGAAGTTTTATCTAAATATAATTGTGCAGTTGAAGTTGCAGTTAATCCAAATTACTATGTCTTGTCTGATAGGGGTTCTATTTGTGGTTTAGGTTTATTTCAACCTCATGAGGTTGAAAGATTAAGTAATATTCTTGGTGAAATATCTAATCAAATCTACCTAGAAACTGGATTGTATATCACAGATTTAGATTGGTTAGATATTTTCCCAGAGGACAAGTTTTTATTAAATGCTCGCATTAAAGAATCTAATGGGTTATATGCCACTCTTCTTAACTCTTTCTCAGAGTGAGTTAATTGCAAAATATATGAGGTAAGTAGTAAATGGTTAAAGAACATTATCGATGCAGTTTAGGAACTAAAAAGGTTACTAAATGGGGAAACAGTAAGGGTATCCTTCTACCAACTACAGTTTTAGAAAACTTAAATTTGTCTGAAGGTAATGAGGTAGAGTTTATTTTTGAAGATGGGAAGATTATTTTAAGAAATAAGTCTGATCAGTTAGATATTCCAAACTATGATTTAGATGAACTTTTAAAAGAATATGAATCCTCAAGCGAAGTGTTGTAAGTAAATCCTAGTTGGTTTACTTATTTTTATACTTATAATTCTTAGATTTATTTGATATACTATATTAAATAAAGATTTTTAAGGAGTTTTGTTATGAAGTTACTTAGGTTGAGTGAGGGTTCTACTTTTTTATATAGTGATACAGTTCGTTACTTTTCACTCCCTAAGAGCTACACTAGGTTATTAAAGATTTTTGAGAACTATGGGTATCAACCTAAGTCTGATAGGATTTCTTTGTTAGAGTTTTCTACATTTAGTCCTTTGTCTGGGGAATATAAGACTACTCAGAGCAATGAAAATGAACGTATGGGATTCACTTTTGAGCAACTTGCTTCAAACCCTTTAAATGAGATTCTAAACTGTGGGATTCAACTAACTTTAAACACTAAAACAACTCCAACTGGGGTTAAGTTTCTTTGGTTTAACATTGTAGACTTCAATGATACCTATGAGTTGTTTACTCATAATTATGCTTCATTGCTTTCTGAAATTCCTATGACTGAAGAAACTAAGTCGGAGCGTTTAAGACTTTAGCGTGAGTACGAAAGAGAAATTAAGTTGTTGCAAGGATACCGAAAAGCTCTCTAATTTCTCATAAATTTTAAAGTTTTCCCACTAAAATAAACTTTTTAAGAAAACTTGTTGACAAATATAATTAAGTGTGTTATAATATAAAACATAGAAGTTAAGTTTTTGCAGTAGATAGATTTAACTGAGCAGTAATGACTACAAACATCTGCACATATTTGTCTACAAGGGAAACGTGGGCTGCTCAAATAAAAGTATACGGTCGATCAGTGCATCCAAATCCGTCTGTTGGAAAACAGAGATCTGCCCTCCTTAAGCACCATTGGTCAAGGGGTTAAGACACTGCCTTTTCACGGCAGTAACACGGGTTCGAATCCCGTATGGTGTATTGTCGGCAACGACAAGGGCGACAGCCAGCCCTCCAACTTGTGCACGAGTTGGAAGTTGCGCTAATGGTCTTACCTCTTGTGTAGGGGTATAGATGCATTAGTGGATTTACGGTGTTTTGTGTGTTGCAAGCCTTGGACAAAGGTCTAGTTAGTTATCAGAATTAAAAACACACGTGGCTTTGATGTTTACAATACACCAAGCGCAGGTGTCGTGGGTGGGACTCCCTCCGAAGTCATATTATTTATCAAAAAGAAAGGAAAAGTAGAATGAAACGAGTCAGAAAACTATTACCAGTAAGTCTTAGACGCTTGATTATCCAACATAGAACTAGAGTTAAAGACCTATATTTTGTAGTAGGTACTAAAGCAGTTATGGTGCGTAATCGACATACTGGAGAATATCTTGGTAATGTTTACTACAACGGTACAGAGTTTTACTTCTCAAGACAGTTGCTACATTATAGAGATAGTTTAGGGTATCCGGATTTTCTTAAATTTCAAAACCTCGTTCTTAGACCTTTGGAAGAATGTTTAGTTCTCGGTGGTTTTTAATTTTTTGTTAAGTGATAGAAGCATTTGGTGGGTGATGTAGCAAAGACAAGTGACGTCAGTCTTAGGGAAGTCGGTTCAAGTCCGTCCTATTACATTAGTTTAGAGGTGTTTTACATGTATGAGATGTTGCTAGATGATTTATTAAGTGCTTTAGAAACAAGAGGTATTGACACTTCTAAATTGCATTTAGTTGAGGAACTTGATGGTGATGTTGAACCTCATAACTAAGAATTTTGGTCTCGTAGCGTAGTGGTTATCGCGCTGCCTTGTCACGGCAGAGATCGAGGGTTCAATTCCCTTCGAGACCGTTTGTTGGTTTATAAATGTGAGTTACACGTTTATGTGTCGAATGTGCTAGTGGTGCAAAAATTAGGTTCGAATCCTATATTCGACATTATATCAAATTTTGTTTTGATATTTTAGTTAAATTTAGAAAGGTAGCTAACATGAAACGATTAGTTATTTCCCTGATTGCAGTTCTTTCTGTGTTCAGCTTCATTTCGGTATCCGCAGATGAAGGTGAAGTTATGGGTGGTAGTCATTTACCCCCAGTTCGTACTTTTTCTACTGTGAAACCAAAGGAAACTGAAAAACCTTTGTATGCTGAGGATAATCAAGCTATGGGTAATACTCATGACCCTATCTTGAGTACCTATACAAAGCAGTATCCTTATGAAACTGACTATAGTGGTGAACCGATTTATTATGGTTACTACGACTATTATGGTTATTGGCATGATTATACAGATGCCTGGGGTTACCCAATGTATCTATATAACGGGTATTATTACTATTATTGATAATCTGCGCTGATTAAATTCAGCGTAGTTTTGGAAGGGTAGCGAAGAGGTTAAACGCGGCGGACTGTAAATCCGCTCCTTCGGGTTCGGGGGTTCGAATCCCTCTCTTTCCATTGCTTAGTTTTAGAAGTTTCTAAGCAAAAGTCCTCCTTTCTTATAAGGGTGAATGGTTTAAGTTAGACATTGCCATGTCTAACTTAGTTTATAGCAGAGTACTAGGCACGGGAGCTCGCAAGGTTCATACCCTTGAGGTCGCAGGTTCGAGTCCTGTCTCTGCAATCACCAACATAGTAGCGATATGTTGGATTGAGCAACCCCGAAGTAGAACAAGCGTTTGAAGGGGTTGTGGTGTTCTAAACAAAACAACTAAACTGTTTCGTTAGGTAAAACGTTAAACCAACGGTGATACCATACCGTCAAGCTTTGCTTGTAAAGTTGGCAACAAATAGTCTTGAGTAAGACACCTTAACTGCTCTAGGTGATACCATACCTTTGTACTTAGATACATAAAGTTGGCAAAAGATTGTCCTAAGCAAGACAATTAAACTGTTTCGTCTTTTGGACGTTAAATGAGCGTTGACTTTAAGGTGCTACCTCACGGTATCTTAGACGAGCTTCTGATTAGGGTTTTCGGTGTACACCGCGGGTGAGGGTTTAAAACCGAATTTACTTGTATTTTATTTGTAAATCTGATATAACATGGCTCCCTGTCTAATATAGTCATTTATGGAAAACGTGTTAAGAACTTCTAACTGCTTGTTCCCTGCTTTGTCAAAATAACTTTTAGGGGAGAACACATTTACAAGGTTGAAGATATAAGTAAATACCTTTTATACGTGACCAATAACCCAATGAAGTCATAAAACTCAGGTGGTAATCCTAGTTGAGTGTACATTAAAACTAGGTGGATGCAAGGCGCAAGTTTGGCAGCGGTCTGTCGTTTCCACCCCTTGACCCCTTAAGTAAAAAACCAAGAAACTTAAATACTGATACGCTCGCTCTAGCATGTCAGTAAAGAGCAATTTTTGGAGGGTTTAGTTCTCCTTATAAATAGTGTAGTCCAATTACACTCGGTGGTTGGTGCAAAAGAAGGGCTTTGCGCACTTCTCTTCTGCTACACAAAATTGAGGTTTAAGTTTCTTTAAAGCCCAAAAAAGAAACTCTAGGTTGACTACTACAAAGTAATGCAGTAACAAAGTCAACTGGGTATGCTCAATGCCCGACGGAGATAGGCTTTGGTAGAAGGTCTATAGGTGGGAATCCTAAAATAAAGAGTACATAATTCCAAGATACTCGGAACCTAATGAGATTGGTTAACCGTGGGTGCTTTCTTCGAAGGGTTGGAGTCCTTCGACAAGTTTTCTAAGTGCTTGACCACAAACTTAGTGAGCAGATTTAGTTCAGTTGGTAGAACATCTGATTTGTAATCAGAGGGTCAGCGGTTCGAGTCCGTTAATCTGCATGGGATTATGGAGAGAATCTGCTTTTGTGGGTTCTTTCTCCCCAAGTGCACTTGGTGACAATATACCACCCTCGCTGTTAGGGAGATATGTTGTCACGATGTAGTCTGGCTACGGACGTGGTTGGCGCAAGTGACTGGGATGAGCGCTGTACCAGTCAGCTACATCATTTTTATTATTAAGGTATAGCCAAGCGGTAAGGCAAGGGACTTTGACTCCCTCATGCGTTGGTTCGAATCCAGCTACTTTAGTTGTCAAGGACAAGACTATAAAATCACACATGTATTACATGAGTTAATATAAAAGTGTTACCTAGAGTATACTTAAGCGCTATAAAGTTTTTAGACTACCCACAAGTCTAATTACAAGCTTTGTTTAGGGTTTTCAGTGAAGACCTCGTTGGGGAAAACTGAGTTTTGTCGGATAAGAGACATTAAACTTTATCGACTGTTGTGCGAAAGGATATACTTTCGCATTTTTGATAGAAAGAAAGTGGTTGCAATGTACAAAGAGGTTGTTTTAGATGAGTCTATTTTAGATTTAGAGTCTTGGTTGCCCCAATCTGCGATAGATGAGGTTGTTGCTTTAATTTTATCTTTAGAAGAAACCACCCAGTCGGTATCCTCAGTAAAACCTTGATTTTTCAAGGTTTTTATGTTATAATGTAGTATATAAATTAAAGAAGTTGGTTTTAGTTATGGATTTAAAAGGTGCGAAATCGAAACACTCGGAAGAACTTTCCGACTCTGTGTATGAACATCTATCAAAGCTATTTGTCTTTCTGTCTAGTTTATTAGCTTCCGTTACAGTTGGTTGGTTTACATTTCTAATACTGTACAAGTGTTGGCTCTATTTCGGTATCCTCCAACCTCATGCAGAGGGTTTAAGTTTAGGTGTCTTTCTAATTTTCCATATCTTTTACTCTATTTACAAGTCCAAATTAAATGAAAGCGAAATTCCTCCTAAGACCCAGTTTAAAAAGATTTTTATTCAGTTATTTTGCGTTTTCTTAGCTCTAACTTTTGCACTGAATTTAGACTTGTTAGTTCCTATATTTAGGGGGCTTCATGATTTCTTGCTTTCACTAATTTCTCCAACTATCTAGTTATATCCTTGATAAAACCTTGATTTTTCAAGGTTTTTGTGTTATACTTAATTAAATTAAACGAAAGAGGTTTTTGAGATATGGAACAGTTATTTGAAAAACGATATACAAAGAAGGGTGTACGAGCTTTTGTGAAGCGTCATGAAAATGGCTCATTAGATGTACATATTGTATTCTATCCTAAGAAAGTTAAAAGTAATCCATTATTAGGTGGTAAACTTTTCGCTGATCTATTAGATGACTTATATAATGAAACTGGAATCATGTCTACTTGGACTTCAGTAGGAGTACCAGAAAATGCAGTTGATGATAGCGATGAAAAGTTAGCTTTAGGTTATAGAGAGGTTATTTTATAAAACTTTTTAATAAAACTCTTTACTTAAGTGAGTCGGTGGCTTAGAGATGATTTGATTTATATTGTTTGTGACTGTTTGGTTTTTAAACTGTTTTTCATTTTGTCTTTAATGTCTTGTTCAACGACATTTCTATTTAAGTTACTTGTTTTGCTTTTGGTTAGTGCGTTAGTTTAAGGTTTATGCTATACTTAACTTAGATAATAAATTAGAAAGGAGTGGATTTATGGTAACTGTTTTAAAAGGTGTAAAACTTCGTTTGTATCCAAATAAACAACAAGAATGCGACTTAAGACAAATGTGTGGTAATGACAGATTTTTATGGAATATTTTGAATGAGATGTTACAAAGTCGTTATGAAAATAACAAACATTTGTATACAGGTGATAAATCAAAAGAAGCTAAGGAAAAACGTAAACACGTGATGCTTAGTGCTTATGATATGAACTATTTATTACCTTTGTTAAAAGTTGAGTTTCCGTTTTTGGAATATAGCGAGTCCTCGGCTTTGCAAGTTGTAACTTCAAATTTAAGTCAAGCTTATTCTAACTTTTTTAAAAGTCCTAGTCGTTTTGGTTTACCTAAGTTTAAGAAACTTGGAGTTTGTAAATTAAGTTATACAGGCAAATCAACCATCAAACTTTTAGCTAAACGTTATTTACAACTACCAAAAGTAGGTTGTATTAAAACCTCTAAAACTGGCATTTTAAAAGATGTAAAAATCAAACGATATACCGTAGAATATGACTCAACAAATCGTTGGTATATTAGTTTTCAAGTTGAAGCGGAAGTTAACGAATTTGAGAAAACAAACAAAACAGTTGGTTTAGATTTAGGTCTAACTGATATGGTTATTGGTTCAGATGGTTTCAAATCAGGTCGTTTCTTAGTACCTGAGTTAGAAAACGAAATTAAATCTAAACAACGAGTTTATTCAAGGCGAAAACATTACGCAGATGTTAAGATCGCTATGGATAAAACCCTGAAAGTCATAAATCCACGAACTCTCTTAGATTTTATAAATGTTGAAAAAGCTCGTGTGACGAAAGCCAAGTCACAAAAGCGTTTAGCAAATAAGAGACATAACTTTCTACATAAATTATCAACATACCTTGTTAAGAATTATGATATCGTTGTTATTGAAGATTTAAACTCCAAGAACATGATGAAAAATCATAAGTTAGCTAAAGCGATTGGTAACGCTTCATGGTACGAATTTCGCACTATGTTGGAGTATAAGTGTCGTTGGTATGGTAAACAATTGATTATTGTTCCACCTCATTATACAAGTCAAGAATGTTCAAATTGTCAGCATAATAGTGGTAAGAAGACCTTAGGCATTCGAGAATGGACTTGTGATAACTGCGGTATCCACCACGACCGTGATATCAATGCTGCTAAAAATATTTTGGCAAAAGGTTTAAGTACACTACAAACAGTGTAAATAATTAAATTATAGGTTAGGGACTAGCCTTGGTAAATAATTTAACCTCTGGTTTATAAACTCTTAGATTTTATAAATCAAGCTAAGTGTTCCCAGAAACCACCTATTTTATTAGGTGTGTAGTCCATTGAGGTGGAGGTGGTTTAAGTTTGGTTAAACTTTATAATACCAAAACTGTAGGAGTCCGATATTTCTCTGATAAGATTGTTGAGCAAAATGAAGTCACTCTTGAAAATCCAACTTCAAATTGTAAAGTTGTCAAAATAAAAGCAGACAGAGTTTGTAAAGATTGTGAAGCAGTTATTCCAAAAGGCACAAGATGTTATACTTTCAATCCTCATCTTAACCCTCGATATTGGGTTTGTTTCAACTGCTTGCCAGAACCTAATACTATGGTTGAGAGGGAGATAGGTAGAGTTACTGAAAATAACACTATGCTATATTATTCAGATCGGTTTGGTCGTCTAGGTCAGAGAGTAGATAAAGGTAAGGTTACAGATGAGGAGTGGGAATATTTCCAAGAAAAGAATGAGGATGAATTAGAAACATTTCTTAGAGGTTTACATTTTGATGACTACTAACCTTTAGGGTATCTACTAATTTTCTAAAGTTCTTTGTGAAATTTTCTATTTTCAATAAAATTTTAGATTTTAGCTAATTTTCTGTTGACAAAACTTACCTAGTGTGGTAAAATAAATACAGTTAAAACTTGAAAGGAGGTCTCTTCACATGGAGAAAGGTAAACAAATCTTTATCTATACGCGTAAATTGAATGCGAATAAGTCTCACAAAGAGCAGTTTGCAAAGCGTTTCCGTATGGCGGAAGATATTTACAAGAAAACGCTAATTACATTGTTAAAGCGTTACTCTAAGATGAAGAAAGACCCTCTGTACAAGAAAGCATATAAGTTCCCTAAAGGGAAAGAACGCAATGCGATTTTGAAAGAACTTGGGGTTAAATACGACCTCGTAGGTAATTTCACTGCAGCTAAGTTTGCTAATGATTATCGTAATGCTCGTAATTATAGTGATTACATTCCTTCTGACGTTGCTCTTAAGTTAGGTTTCAGAGCTTGGGACGCATTTAGCAAAGTGTTGTTTGCTAAAGGTGCTAAGAAAGTAAATCTTAGAGGTACATTGACTTCTTTTGAAGGTAGAATAAATGTAGCAGTTAGTGTGAAAGACACTATTTTCACTGTTTCCACTCGCAAAAAGAAAGTCTCTTGTACTATTCGTAACGAAAACGATGCTTTTGAGGAAGAAGTTTTGCGGAATACGTTGAAGTACAACCGTTTGGTTCGCAGATTTGAGTTTGGAGAGTGGAACTACTATGTACAGTCTATTTTTGAAGGAACACTCCCAACTAAACACACTTCTGAATTGGGTGGTTCTGTAGGAATTGACATTGGTACATCAACCATTGCGGTATCCTCATATTACCAAACAGAATTAGAAGAACTAGCAAAAGATGTAACGATTGATGAACAAGAAGTAGCTCGTTTACAACGTAAACTTGACCGTCAACGTCGAGCGAACAATCCTCATAAGTACAATGAAGATGGAACTATCAAAAGAGGTGTGCGCCAACTTTGGGTTGATTCGAAGGAATATTTAAAAACCAAAGCAGAACTTTCGGAATTAAGTCGTAAAGCGACAGAACAGCGGAAATTGGCTCATAAAACCTTAGCTAACAAGATTGTTCGTATGGGTTCAACGTTCGTAGTAGAGCAAATGTCGTTTAAAGGTTTGCAAGCTCGTACTAAAGAGACAAAAGTTAGTGAAAAGACGGGTAAATACCAGTCTAAGAAACGCTTTGGTAAAACTCTTTTACATAAAGCACCATCTATGTTGATTGAGCAAATTCGTTATAAAACACTGTACCAAGGTAAAACTTTCATTCTTGCAAACACACGGGAGGTAAAGGCTTCACAGTTAAATCATTTAACTGAAGAGTATACTAAAGTTTCGTTAGGTACACGGGCAAAGAAAATTGGTGATGATTTAGTTCAACGTGACTTATACTCAGCTTTTCTACTTCAACATGTAGATTTAGACGGACTAACTGTTGATATTGAAGGTTGTAAGTCTGATTTTGATACATTTTTACGCAATCAAGAGTTTACAATGTCACAGCTAACCACAGATTTAAAATCTGTAGGTAAAGAATACTTTAATTAAAAACTTGTCCTAAACAAGACTTTAAAAGGTTTCGGAGTTAATTTGGAGACTTCGTTAGGAGGTCGTTAATTCAAACACAGGTTTGATTGACTTCTAAGCGACCAGATGTCTATTCTCAGCTCAAGAAGCAATGTGCATAAGCGGTAACTTTCGTTCGAGAGGTATCCAGTAGTAACTTATGGGCAGACAATAACATCCATGTTGTAGCTTTGTTAAACAGACAGGTTCTTTTAAAACTAAATATGTGAGGTTTTGGTACCTTCTTATTTGACATGGTTCCAAAGGCGATCAGTTCGCTAGTATTGCTCAAGAAGCGTTTTGGTACCTTCTTATTTGACATGGTTCCAAAGGCAGAATACTAGTTGTTTTGAACTCTCACCGGTTTTGGTACCTTCTTATTTGATATGGTTCCAAAGGGTAAAAGTCATGTAAGAAACTTTTCTAAGGTTTCGGCACCTTCTTATTTGACAAGGTTCTAAAGGCAACCGACAGGAAGACTTATATTCTAACTTGTTTTGGAGCTAGTCTAACTAGCAAGGTTCCAAAAGATTTCATAGTACAACAATAAAGATATTCTGTTTTGGAGGTAGTTTAATTAACAAGATTCCAAATGAAGTGCTCTTTGAAAGTCTTGTATTAGTAGATTTTGAAATTTGTTTAAATGTTAGGTTCTAAAGGCTATATGATAAATCATCTTAATTACTAGTTGTTTTGAGGTTTATCTGTTTGTTATGATTTCGATTAAGGAGTTAAAAGTTTAAAAGATTTTAATTTCATAGCACGAAACTGATTATTTCGTGTGAACAAAAATACATAAAGAAAGGTTTCTTATTTGACTATTACTTGTCTTTAGCAACCACTTCTCTGATGTAATTTGTGATGTTTCATGTTTTCTACTTTTTAGAAGAACTAAGAAGTAGGTGAGAACTAGTAAACTTGTTGTTCAACAATAGTTGGTCTAGGTTTGAGGTTCGACTCCTCAAGTTCTCATTTACAAAAACGCAGTTTGGACAGAAAGAAAGCAGATAGTTGTCTGCTCTTTTTCGTAAATTGAGAGAAAAACTTTAAAGCACTCTCAGAAGTCCCAGATTGCCCCAGTTTCGATTTTAAAGTTTAGGTCGATAATTTCTACCTCTCAAAAATAAAACTTGATAGAGAGCAAAATATGAGGTTTAAAATGCTGAGTAAAAATGATAAGAAGGTAATTGAATTTTTAAAGGCTCAACGGTTATTCATATCAGATAAGGTGCGGTATCGAGAACTTACAGAGTTAATTTCTGCTTTTGAAAATGGTACTTATTCTACAGACATGAAAGAAGAAGAACTCCCACATAAAGTTTGGTTGAACATACAGATGGCGCTTGGTGGGTGGTTTGAGCGAGACGATGATTAGGAGGTGCTGGTTTTGTTTTTAAATAAGTCTGAAATTTTAGCTCGGTTAAAAGACTTAGATTTAAGGTCACAAGGGGTATCCCCAAAAACTGAGGTACTTATCGTAGGGGGTTCTGCACTTGCTTTACTAGGTGAACCTCGTCTTACTTCTGATATTGATTACCTTGGCTCTCTCGATTATTTACCGAAAGATTATTTAGCGAGTTTGGGGTTCTCAAACAATGTAAAGACCTTCTTTGCTTTGTATGGTACTGATGAGTATAGTGCTTTAGAGCTAAACGGGTTTAAGAATTTAATAGTTAATATTTTGTCTTATGAAGATTTAGCAATTATGAAACTCTTCTCAACTCGCACTAAAGATTTAGAAGACTTGATTCAGTATATTTTCTCTAAAATAAGTAGTTATTCTGAGTTGAAACAGAAGATTGAAACTTATAAAGAATACTATGTCTTTAATTCTGAGTTACCTGAGTTGAACTTAAATCAGTTAGATTTCATTAAAGACCGACTTAGAAAAGAGCAGAAAGTTATTCTAGTAGAGGATTCTTCTATTCGGTTAGTAGATTTTCTAAAATCACTTCGATTATTGACTTATACTCAGAAGACCTATGGAAAAGATTCTGTGTCTCACTGGTTAGATAAACCTTTAATTGAGGTTGCAACTCAAACCAGTCTGCTGGGGTATCTTTATGCTCACAAGGGTTTAAAAGTTTTAATTTAAGGGGAAGTTCATGACACTAAAAACATTACAAAAGCTAGACAAAGACCTTACTTATTTGATGAGGGAAGCTACACTAGAAGAGGTTTTAACTTTCCTTGGTATCCAATATTTCGATAGTAACCACAAGTTAGGTAATGAGCTTAAGTTTGTTTACGAATTTGAAGATACAGGTACCTTGGCGATTGAGGTTTCTATCACAAATAAGGAAATGAGGTTTTGGGGTAATATACAAGAATCTAATCATCGTTTAATTGAACATTCCTTTTGGGTCTGGCTAGATCAACATTATGGTTTGTTGTTTCTTCGTTTAATTTATCTATTAAACAAACGATATAGGTCTCACAGTTCTTATACTTATAAAGTGAACATTCAAGGTGAATGGTTCGACCTTGAAGTAAACACTAGTTTATTGGAAACTTTAGATAGTTTTCAGTTAAGCTTACTCTCTAACTATGATTTAGAAAAACTGTACTCATGAGCTATACACAACTCTGGAACACCCTCAAACACTATGCACACACTTTTTTAAGTTTCATGGATCAACACCTTTATGTTTTTATCGGTTTGTTGATTCTACTTTTTGTAAGTTGGTCTTGTATTTGTTGGAAGTTATTTAGACATGCACCAACCAAAGCAGAAAAGAAAAAGATTGTACAGTGGTTTTTAAACGGTATAATTATCTTACTTTCGGTATCCTTTATTTTGCTTTTACTTGTTATGGGCGTAGGTCAAGTCGTTTAGTGCTTGACTTATTCTTTTATTTGTGTTATAATAAAACATACTTAAAATAAAAGATAAATAGGAGAATAAAACTATGGCTAAAACTTACAAATTAGGTCTTTGCGACAACCGACATGAAATTAAAGATGTAACAACGTACATCTTCGCTGAGGGTTCTATCGCTTTCCCCATCGACCCTAAATCTTTGAGAAATCAAGTAGTAGATAGGTTCAATGAGTTAGGTATTACAGACTATGATGATTTAATTATCTATGTGACAGGATTGACTCCAGCTTTAACTGCAGTAATTCGAATTGCATTTAAACATTCTATGACATTGACTTTGATGCATTATGACAAGGACTCTAAATTTTACATTGAGGATGTACTCTTTTCTCCAAATGATGTAGGTTACGATTTAGAGTACCCAACTTGGGTTGCGTGTCCATAATAAAGGAGATTATTATGCCAAGAAATTATCCTGACTTTATAGAAAATGCTCACATTGGTAATTTCGCTAATTTCAAAAGAACGGATCAAGAAAGATGGAACTATTTTGAAAGAGATGGTTTCAGAAAACTGTCAACTGTACTTCAAAAATCTGAAGACATTGATTGGAAACGTTTGTACGTTTACTATAGTGACTTGTACATTCTAATTCAATATATTTCAAATTATGATGAGAAACATATTGATGAAATCACAGAAGAAGATTTCGAAAAAGTTGTTCAAGAAAATATTGATAACTCCTATATAAATTGGAAAGCAATTTATGATTATATTCAAGATGATTATAAATGGAGACAAGAGTATTTGAACCGTCGCGAAAAAAATTGTTTTGCGAGTTTTGTTTAGATACCATAAAAAGTTAAAACAAGACAACTTTTGGTCATAATTGTTTTATATCACCATTTAGCACATTAAAGGAGAACTACCATGCCTATTGTAACTTTTAAAGATTTTACGATTGAAAACATTACAGATAGAGTTCACGAAGTAATGGAATTTCAAGGAACTTGGGCAGATAATCGCACAAATGTTTGTGAGATTACGATTGATATTTCAACTGAGGTTGGAAATAAAGAGGTTGATTTAGAGATGACAATCAAACCTCAAGAGATAGGTGCTTATGACTCCTATGAAGATGATAGAGACAAAGGTTTCGGTATCTCAACCGAGATTTTCAAAGATTTGATTTCTCATGCCATTGATGGTGCAGATAGTTTAACTTTGAAAGAGTTTGTTCATCACTACTTTGAGAAATTTGGCTTTACGCATAGCGTAAACTTACGTTATGGAAAACATGCTTATCTAGGTCATACAAGTTTGTATTTAACAACTGAGGAGTTTAAAACTAATGATGCTATGTCTTTAGTAGATATTCTAGGCGATAACTTACAGTTAGCAGAGTTAACGACTGGTGTTATCCAATTCAATTTAAATGATTTGACTGTAGGGTTAGTTGAAAAATTAGTTGAGGGTGTGAAACTTAGCAAATCGAGTCAAAGAGACTATGAGTTGTCTTTAGACCACTTGCAGTACGCAAAAGAAGTCGCAGAAAAGCGTAGTTCTTTAGTTTATTACAAATCAGCTTTGGAGTTATTACTAGGAGTTAAGTCAAGACATCCTTGGGGTATCCTTCCCTTGGAGCTTGTCTGCAAAAACAATATTGTCAGAGGAGAGATTAAATCTTTGCTACCTCCTTCAATTAAGAAAATGGAAGATGACAACCTTGTTTATAGCTTAGAAGAGTTATTGAAAGGGGTTAATTAAAATGACTGTACCTAAACTGAGAGCTTGGTCTTCTAAAGATAATCTTATGATTCCTGACCATTGTTTAGAAAGACATGTAAGTGGAACGGTTTATGAAATTTACTCTCCTTTAACGGGAGATAGATTAAGCATTGGCAATGCAATTAATCCTAATTATGTCATGCAGTCTTTCCACGTGTTCGACAATTCTGAGGATAAGGTTGAGATTTTTGAAAGTGATATTGTCCAGTTTGAAGATTATAACCCTCAAACAGAAGATACGTATTACTCTCTCGGTATCGTAGAACGTTCAGACTTAGGTTTAAACATTACGAATCGCTTTACAGTAGAACTTGAAGATTTGTTATTAGGAGACCAACGACTTAATGTGAAAGTAGTTGGTAATATTTATCAAAATAAGGAGATGCTAGAGGAAAACTAAGATGAAACTCAATTTGAAACAACTGCAAAAATTATATACAGAGGGTCAGTTATCCGACTTTGCTCTGAGAGATTTACCAACTTACCCAGATTCTTATACGATAGTTGGTTTACATGAGTTAATAAAGTTTGAGTCTGAACTACGCAAGCAATTTCGTGGAGTCTTTGTAAAACAAGGAGTTAATAACTATCAGTATGATTTCGAGACGGGAACGGTTTTTCTTTACAATGACTATATAGGTCATAGAGACTCAAACCATTACAAGGTTTCTGTTTTGGAACTAGTAGAAGTTGTAAACGGTACGCGCTCTTTGGACGAGTTTCCGATTGACTCTGATTTGGACTTGTACTGGTTCTTAGAAAACCAAGAGAAAGAGGTTTTGGTAGGTTTGTTTTATAAAGCTTTAAAAGGGAAGTAAAGGTATTTATGAACGAAACAATGAATTACAAAGTTTGGGACACCAAAACAAAGCAGATGTTCCAAGTAGCAGGAATTGATTATGTACAAGGAGAAATATATCCAGTACATGAAGATGAATTTAAACGATTCATTCCAATGTCTGAGGGTATCCTCTTACCTCAAACTCCTTTCATAGACTCCAAAGGGCACCCTTTATTCGCAGGACACATTATTGAAGTTGCCGATACCGTTTACTTTTCAGATGGGTCTTTCTGTGAGAACCAAGATGAAGCTTATGGAGAAACAGAAATTAAGAACTGTTTCGCCTTGGAGTTTGACGGTTTTGAGTTTTTGCTCACTAAAAGTAAATATGGTCTATTGGAGGATTCAGCTTTGTGGTCTTCTATCTATGAAGATAATATGAGAGTATTGAGTGATTTTCTACAGTTGTCAGATGAGTTTACGATTGTGGGGAACCTTTATGAAAACGCTGATTTGATTAAAAATAAGGAACAGAAATAATTAAAAGGTGGTAAAAATCATGATGCAAGATTTAATTAAAGAGTTGTCAGAATACATGGACACGGGTTATGAGCGTATTGCACGTAAAACAAAGTGGAAATTGTATTTTGAGCGGTTAAAAGCGAATCATGTTAAGGAGATTTTCAGAGTAGATTTCAAAACAAACACAATTAAGTATTATTGTGTAGATCACTCAACTCCTCTAGCAGATGTTTTGCTGTTATATCCAACAGATGAGTTGCAATTTTCAACGGTTAATGAAATTGTAGACTATATTTACGGAGCTTAGTTTATGATTACAAATGAACTAAAAGAAATGCCCCTCTTAATTGCCAAAATTGAAGAGTGGTCTAGTGTTAGAGGTATCGACAAATTACCTTATGAAATCCAACGCTACAAGATTATGGAAGAGTTCGGAGAACTTTTTGGTGCTTATTACAGAGGGAACTTAGAGTTGCTAAAAGACTCTTTGGGTGATATTGTAGTCACTTTGATTATCTATGTGCAGCAGTTCTCAAAAGGTCAGCGTAACTTCTTCGAAGAGTATTGGTGGATTGACAAAGGTGAGTTTAATTACTTAGGTTTCCACCTAGACCAAATCGCTATTTCGACTAATCTAATTTGGTTAGGAGCAAGCGGTATCTGGGTGTTGCGAGATGTCGTTGCAGACTTGAAACACATTGCAAAGTATTATGGTTGGAATTTAACTGACTGTGTTGAACACGCTTGGTTAGAAATTAAAGACCGCAAAGGTAAAGTTGTGGATGGGGTGTGGGTTCATTAGTAGTTTCCACAAACTATTAAATAGTTAAACATTTTTCTAACCATTTAATAGTTTTATCTTGCACATCAGCTTGATTTGTAGTATAATAAACTTATCTAAATGGAAGGTGTCTATGTATAAAGATAGTGAACTAACTCAGGCTACTTACAAATTAAATCAAGTAGCAAAGATGTTAAACGTAACTCCTACAACCTTAAGAAATTGGGAGAAAGTCGGAAAAGTTAAGTTCGACAGAACTCCTACAAATATTAGGTTTCTACCTAGAAATGCGTTAATAGACTTGTTAGATGAACAAGGTTTGTATTACAATGATAGTAATAATCAACAAAAAGATGTCATTTATGCAAGAGTTTCTTCTCATGACCAAAAGAAACAAGGTGTGTTAGATAGACAGGTTTCTTTTCTAGTAACTGAGATTAAAGATTTACAAAATGTTGTTGTACTTTCAGAAGTTGGTTCTGGTGTAGATGATAAACGTAAAAAACTTCAACAACTTATTAAACTGGTTATGAACGGTGAAGTAAACAGAGTGTTTGTCGTAGATAAAGATAAACTTGCTCAAGAAGGTTTTCACTATTTAGAGACAGTATTTAAAGCTAAAGGTGTTGAGATTATAGAAGTTAAACAAGAGACAAACTAACTATCTGTACAATAAAATTACATAGAAAGGAGAAACACATGCGCAAACGTAGGTACACTGTAGTTACACAGTTACACGAGCAGAATAACAAAGACTTAATTGAATATGTAGAGGTTGCTCGTCATGCTTACGCTAAAGCGGTGCGTGAGACTTTTTATGTTCTTAAAAACTCAGAGGAGTTTAATAAGTCTAGTTTTAACACTTATTTACAAAACTCCTACGGTATTACACGAAGGACTGCCAATTCCATTATCTTAGATGCTCAAGGTCAACTAAATGCGCTTAAAGCGGTGAAACGTTATGAGAAAACTCAACTAGAGCGAAAAATAAATCATTTGGAAACAAATGTTATCCCAAAACTGGAACAAAAACGAGAGGATAACTCAACTATGTTGAGGTTAGGTCTTTCGGTATCTTTAGTTTCTCAACGAAATTTAAGGAGAAAGATAGTTGCTAAGAAACAAAAGTTAAATCGTTTAAAACAAAAATTAGCTAATTTAACTTATCAAATTGAGACTTCTAGTTTTAAATTGTGTTTTGGTACAAAACACTTGCTACAGAGAGATTATATTGAGTTTGTAGAACGTAGAGATAGTCAAATGTCCTTTGTGGGAGCAAAATGTGAAGTTTCCTGTAATCAACAACTTCAACTTAAGTACAACTTTAAAGATAATCAATTTAAAGTTAAGATGAGAAAAGACTTCGGAGGATTTAAAGAGCTTAAAGGTTCTGACCGATTTGTTTTTGGTAAGGTTTATTTCAGACATCATAAGGATAAGATAGTTCGTATCCTTAAAGAGAAGACTAGTTCTCTTAGCTTTAAAATCATTAAGAGGAACAATAGATTTTATCTTCACTGTGCCTTTGAGGTGCAACTTGATTCTGATGATTTTCTCACACGTTCTACTTATGGTACTATTGGTTTAGATTTCAATAAAGGTTTTATTACGTTATCTGAAACAAATCAATATGGGAACTTGGTTCAAACTCAGTTTTTACCTTATCGTTTTAAGTCAGGAAATAAAACTAAAAGCGATTTACAACAGATTATATCTGAGGTTGTAAGTTTATCTTTATTAAAAGGTAAAGACTTATGTATTGAGAACTTAAACTTTAATAGTAAAAAGGCTCAAACTGAAACAAAACAAGGCAAGAAGTATAACGATATGTTACATTCTCTTGCATACAGTCAGTTTATTGATTTAGTAGAGTCTATAGCTTACAGAAATAAAGTGTTTATTAGAAAAGTCAACCCAGCTTGGACATCTTGGTTGGCAAAACAGAAATATTGTCCACAAATGAAGCTTAACGTCCATGTCGGAGCCTCATTTGTAATTGCAAGACGTGGACAAGGTTACAAAGACACTGTGTAAGTTCTTTGAGCATTCAACCTTATACAAATGTATTAAACGCAAGACAGTTTAGCATTTCCCTGTAAGGTGGTGTTAAATAGAAGCTTTAACGATAAGTGCTATTGTGTAACTATTAAAGTTGAAATAGTATGAGTTAAAGTGGAATAGGTTAATCGTAAGACCTTAAGTTGAAAAACTTTAAAATTGACCTTAAATACTTTTATAATTATTAAGTTACGGTAAAGGAAAAGGATTTACAAAATGCAACAAATTAAAATTTTTACAACTGACTCTGGTTTCCGAGAAAATTGGGTGAGTGCTGACGATAAAGCAAACGAATGGTTAAGAGAAAACCCAAATGTGCGAGTTTTAGACATGCGCTATCAAGCCAATGTTTCAGGTTTTGCTGACAGTGGGGTATCCGGTTCGGACTTCCACGAAGCGATTTGTTTGCTCTACGAAACGAATGAATAAACTGTAGGAGATAACTTATGTTACAAACAAAGATTTTTCTAAGTGATACAGATGGTGCCCCTTCAGATTTTTGCAAAGCAGCAGACCAATTTAACGCTTGGGTAGCTGAGAACCCTCATGTTGTTATCAAAGATGTGCAATATCAACACACTTCGTCACTAGATAATTACGATAACAACTACATTTTGCAAGCTAGTTCCATTATGGTTCTCTTTGAGGTTTCAGAGGGTACAGAGCTTGAATCTCGTAATGAGTGGCATTCTGTATGGGATAGACGTTCGATTTTTGAGAAAGAAATGCAAGATGAGTCTTGGATTGCAGAGCAAAGACAAAAGGAGTTTACCTTCCCTTTGGTTGGAGACTTACCTAGCTTATACAAACCAGTTCTTGTGAAATTATCTGATGGTTCTTATTTAGTTTCTCAAGTCATGCTTAGTGTTAGAGATGGTTACTACTTTGAGGGTATCCTCGATTGCGAAAGCTTTTCTTGGCAGTATTTACTTGAATAGGTGAGGTTTATTTATGGTAAAAGAACAATTAGTAAAACTAGACCCTAAGAACTTAGAATATTGTTCGATTGAGTTGAAGAAATTGCTTGAACGTAAGTTGGAGGATAAATCCATTATATTAGAAGTTGCTATTTACTCTAATCGAACTAGTCCTTTAAATGTTGAGATAGAGGATTTTTCGCAAGGTGGTGCAACTCTTTGTGATGGTTATATTTGGTCTGATTTAAGTTTAGTTTGGTTGCGTAAAAGCTCTATGTTACCTTTGAGCGATATTAGTTTAGTAACTACAAATCAACTCGCAAAAATCAAACGTTGGACAACAAAATACATGGAAGAATTAGCAACTTATTACACAGATGAATTGAAAGGAAAATAGTATGACAGAAACACAAATGGTATCCTTACCTTTGACGGAGTTAAATGAGCTTTTAGTTAAGGAATTTGTAGTGGAAGAAGCTTTAAAACAAGGTTTAATTTCAGAGGATTTTGTTGAAGAAGTTCGTAGTGATTTTGAGGGGTAAGATTATGGCTTGGAGAATAAATGACTTAGTTCACTTACATTTAACTAACGTTAAAATGTCTGACTTACAAACAGGTTTAGATAGTTTGAAGTTGTTAGATAACGTATTGAATGAGGTAGAGAATGAATACTTTTGGTTAACATTCAGTCCTCAATACAGAGAAGTTATGGATGTTTTTAATGATATTGTGCGCAAAGACTTTAATCGAGTTACAACTTTTGGGCAAGTAAGGAACTTTGTAGAAGTTTGTTTTAGTTGCTTTTATGAGAAGTCGAATGAACAGTTAGATTTGGATGATATGTTAGCTCTAGTTTGTGAAGAAGACTTATCAGAAGATACGATTATTCTAATAGATTTTGAGGACTAAAACATGATTGAAGAATTAAAACCCTTCCGTATCAACTTCAAAAACGGAGATCAAACGATTTTCATGGTTCAAGACCAAATTTTGAAGATTTTCTTTAGGGGTGATTATGGTTGGTTGTCTGTTCCTGATGAGAAATATAACCGCACTTGGTCTTATATAAAACGTAAGGGTATCACTTATATCCCGGACGATGAACTTTTAGACCTATCGAAACAGTTCACAAACGGTTCAGATTTGTTGAATTTAAATTTGGAAGGGGGTAGGTGATTTAACATGAGCTGGCTTATTTCAACTGGGTTTTTAGCTCCTTTTCTAGTTATACTTATACTTGTGGTTATTGTGATGTTCTGTGTAGACGGGGAGTCTAATTGGGAACGTCCTAAATGGTTCAAGTACACTTATATTTCTTTATTTGTTTTACTGTTGTGTTCATTTCCCTTTTTAGCGCTGAATTTAAAAGAAGAGAAAGTTTACGCAACAGAGTGGAAACAAATCTATCAAAACGATAAAGACATTGATTTGTCTCTAGCTTTCGATAGTGACTTTGATTACAAGATTCCTTTGAATGAACCTCTTGCCAATACTCAGATTTACAATAGTGGCGATAATTCAAAGGTTTTAAACTACACTCACTACTTGACTTTAAAGAAAGATAATGCGAGCTTAACTCGAAAAGCAAAACTAACTGAGCTAGTAGGCGAAACAGGTAGCGCTGCAAAAGTTATTAAAGTTGAATATCGTAAAATTGATTATACGTACAACAGACTATTTAACTTTGTAGGTTCCCATGAAAAATCAGAATATGATGGTGAACTGCGTTTGACTTTTGACAATGGAGAAGGTGCTATAACAAGAGATGATTTAAGTAACTTTTTAGAGAAAGGAAGTTAAATATGTTTGATTGGTTATTGAATAGTTCTTACCGAGGTATTATATCGAGTGTTTTAGGTGTGCTTGCATGTTTTTGCGCTGCTATTTTACTAAATTCAGTAGTAAGTGCTGAGAAACTTTTTACACTTTCACTACTTATTTCAGTCCTTGTTTTTGTATTAACTCACTTTATTTTAGAGACTTTTACTAAACAGGAGCTTGTCTATGAAAAAGATTGGGTGTCGGTTTATAACCGAAAGCTTGATTTTTCTGATACGTTTTCGTTAACGTGGGTAACTAAGTCACATGATCGTGTTACTTTAACTCCTAGTACTATGTTGACTAAAGCCTTGTTTGAAGAACTTAAGAGATATAGTTCTGGGGATTTAGTTTGTAAGGTCACTCATAAGCAAAGTGCGAAACAAAGTTCAGCTTACGTTATAGTGAGTGAAGTGGTAGATTTAAAGAATTTAGATAGTTATTTAACTAAAGTTGAATATAGAAAACTCAAAGGGTATCGAAATCGCTTAGGGTTTTTAAGAGGTAATGTTCGAGATTTTGAGACTGTAAAAGGTGTTTTACGTTTGACTTTTGAACAAGAGAAAGTAGAGACTATTTTTGATTAAATATTTTCCTTTAGATTGAGTACAAAGCGCTGAGTATATAGGATTTGAGAAACTGTAGAAAGTGGTAGGTTTTTAGTTTATGTGTTTTAGAGCACTCAATTCAAAGTTGGAGGTCTCATTTAGATATAGGTTCTAAGTGGATTGTTAAAATTTTAGGTAGCGACTACATAGGTCAGATTACGGATGTCTATTATAACAAGGAATTAGGTTCCATAATGGTTGATTTTGATGTTTTAAATCACTTTTGGGAACTAACTTATCGGGTACCTGTGCAAGAGTTTATGTCTAAATATGGTGTGACTAAGTTGATTGCAGGAGAAATAGAAAATGGACAAACTATTTGATGAACTAGCAAAATCACTAAATGTAAGTACAGATTTGGTGCAACAATTTGTGGGGAACTACCCACAATTACGCTCACAGTGGCAAGTTTATAAGGTGTTTGATTTGTGGAACGACTTTCTAAGCTTCACTGCTTTCATTGTACTTGGTGTGCTGATTTATCTTGGTTTCAAGTACCACTCAGATTTAGAAGATGAACTTGAGGAAGAAATAACTGCTATTCGAAAGAAGTGGCTCAAATACCTAGCGGTATCCTTCCTAGTATTGTGCTTGGTTGATTACGCTTTGTTATCAGTTCAAACGTACTTAGCACCGGATATTACAATGCTATTTGAAGTTTTGAAACAGTTGAAGAACTAAATAGGATTGGAACGGTCAACTCTCGTAGAGGGTTGATTTTTCTTGTGGTTTATGTTATAATACTTAGCAAGAAACTTATTAAGAAAGGAGTTTCCAAGTGATACTTTTAAAAACAAAGAGAACTTACAATGACCTATTAAATTTGGCTTTCCGTACTCTGCAGGAGGATTTAGGTTTAGCTAACAAAATTACAGTTGTAGGAGCACACGCTATTTACTCGAACTACTTTGCAGGTTTGATTGACCTAGCAGAAGAAACAAGAGAAACTACAGACTTAGATTTAGATTACTTTGGAGATTTATCTGAACTTGATTATGTGCGATTTGAAGATTGTTTTGCCTTAAGGTTAGGTCATTTAGGTTTAACGGTATCCTTCAAACCGATAAAAATTCGTGAAACCTCGGTAACATACAAATTTCAAGTAACAGATGGTACTTGCGTAACTCCTTGTTTGAAGATTGACTTTAGTTCAAATTTTGGAACTTGGCAGTCTGAGGTTCTACCGATTGAGCATTCGTTAGTAAGAAAAATTCAAATGTGCAACAAGTACATTGATCGTCGAGCGAAAGATAAGGTTGATGTGTATAACATTTTAGCTTATAAATTTCCAAACGATTTAACTAAAGGTGACTTTTTAGATTTACTAGATTATTATGATTGCTCTTTTAAGTTAAATCCTCGATGGACACGGTCAGATGCTATAGAGGTGGGTTTGCAATCTTTTAAGAACTTTAAACCAAAAGATGAAGTCAATGGGGTATCTCATAGGGTTTGCTTGCTTTACATCAAATACTTACTTTTAAGTTTAACAAGTTCTGATGTACCAAACGATAGGGTTTTGTGAGGTTTAGAAAATGCCTACAATCAGTTTAACACGAGATATAAAGCTAACAAATGAGGATGCTTTAAAAATCTTGGGTTCTAAACCTTCTGAAAAGCTACAAATAATTTTGGAGTCTGTTGACGTGCAAAGAGCTATAGTACCAACGGAAAATAAACTTATTTTAAACTATTTGCGCGGATAGAAACAAGTCCAAGACTTGTTTTCTTTGTGTTTTTGTGCTATAATAAAGGAAATTTTAAGGAAAGGAAGAACTCAAAATTTGAGAACTAAAGAAGAGGTTTTTGAATTAGTAAAGAGCCACTTAATAGATTTAGACTCGATATCCGAAGTCGCCACTCAGCGAAAGTACATTCATGAAGAGATAAAAACTTACTTAAAGGATAATTACTTAGGTTTCGCTACAAGTCCTTCAGTGAATATTGAGTTGATGAACACTTTAGATGAAGTCGGTTGGCTTGATAAAGGCACTTTCACACTAGAAGGTCGAGTAGTAGTTCCTATTCGCAACGCAGATGGTTCGATTGCAACCTTGGTAGGTTGGAGAAAAGGTTTTCCCAAGTATTATACGATTGCTGACAAAGACTTCTCAAAGGAAAGTCATTGGTTTAACTTAGATAAAGCCTTAGATAAGGCATTTAATGGCGATAAGCGGTATCGAGGTTCTGTCGTGGTGGTCGAAGGTATTTTCGATGCTCTTCACTTGGACGCTTATGGTGTGCCAGCGATTGCGACTATGGGTGCGGACGTGAACGCTTATAAGGGCGCAGTCTTGAACTTATTTGATAGAGTCATTTGTGTCCCAGATAATGATAAAGCAGGTCAAAGAGCCTTACTAGAAAAGAAGTGGCAAGTACCTCCCCATTCCTCTTTCTTGTATGTAGAAGAAAAGCGGTATCAGTTCGGAGAAGGTCTTTCTTTTCAAGTAAAGGACATAGACAACTTTTTAAGTTTATTCGGTTCTCAGATACATGAGGTATTAGTTCCTTTGGTAGAAAACAAGGCAGCGGTAGTGGAGAGGTTAGTGTTATGAGTAAGAATTTGGATGAGCTTCTTTTAGACTTGAACGCGAAACGTAAGGAAGTACCAGTTGGTTCTCTTTGGCGACATATTAAATCGGACACACTTTATACAGTCAAAGACCTTGTAGTAGTGGAATCTGATTTAACTTTTGCGGTATCCTATAAGTGCCTTGGAGACACCTCTCGTATTCATTGGCTTCGTCCATTAGATGAGTTCTTAGATGGTCGCTTTAAGCGGGAAGTTTTATTTAAAGATGAGGTGAAACATGGAAGTAACAATAGAAGATAAAATAAACTATTGGAAAAGTTGGATTGGCATAGGTTCTGAGTGGTTGACTGTCGATTTTGAACCGATAGCAATAATGGTTACAGACATTGTATACAGCAGTGATACAGACTTGTTTGAGGTAGAATATATCTCTGAGGACAGTCCTCATTCGATTAACTTTAGTCCAGTAGATCAATTTGTAGATGGTCGATTTATTCGTGATTATAAATAGAATTGAAAGTGAAAGCAGGTAAAACATGAAAATTGTAAAACGTAACGGTCAATTAGAGGATTTTGACGCTAATAAAATTTATGGTGCTTTAATTAAAGCAGCTCAGTCAGTTTATGTAGTAGGGGATGACCTAAGAAACAACTTAGCTCGCATTGCAAAAAGTGTTGAAGTAGAGTTAGAAGAGTCTCACTCTGAGAATATTACCATTTCTATGGTTCAAGCTTTGGTAGAAAACAAACTCCTCTCAAATGGATATCTCCAAATTGCCGAGCATTACATTTCTTACCGTTTGCAACGTGACATTGATCGTACAGACTACAAAGATAATGTAGTGGTGCATTTGCGTTTGGAACGCATTCGTTAAAAAACTATAGAATAGAAAAAGTAGTAAAAAGTAAAGAAAACTCTTGACACACCTTACTTTTTGTGATATACTAAATAAGTAAAGTTGATAAATACTTTACTGTGATCTATTTTTAATAAAGTAGCTCACTTTACCATTAGGTAAGCACTCCTTATATTATTTAGTTGTGGTTGCAGATTGTAAAAGGTCTGTAACTAATACTTACAATTTTGTAGGGTGTTCAATGTTTGAACAAAACTTCTTAAATTTTTCATACTTAATTCTCCTATTAAGTAGCGCATATAGTAACTTTAATCGGTTGTTATGTGATAGGTAAGGTTTTCTCATCCTTACCGAAAAGAAATCTTAGAATTTCTTCTTTTCCTTTTGAGTTGCAGATTGTAAAAGGTTTGCAACTTTTAGAGGAGATTGGTTCCCTCCTCTTAGAATGTTTAATGCGTGACTTTGTTTGCTCATTGATGTTCTCCTAGTATTTATTTTGGTTCAGGGCTTTGAATTGTAAAAGGTTCAAAGCTCATTGTGAGGAAAGGTTTATTCTTTTCTTTCACAAGGGTAGTTAAGTTTATCTTAATACCTTTTCTTTAATTGTATTTTAAAGGTTAAATAAATTAAGTAATCTTTGTATTCATTTGAATACAAATAAAACCCACCGTCCTTGGTATTTGAGACTTATTTATCTGACGAGGGTTAAAAACTTAAATTTAACTTTTAAATGTAAACCTATATCTTATCTTTATTTAAGAGAAGGTCTAGGGGTATCGTAGGATGCCTTTAGCGGAAACAATAACTTGCTTTGCAAGTTATTGTGGAGCGTTAAGAATTGAATGGTATATTTATATCTGTTTTTAACATTTGTAACAACCCTTTGAACCTATTAGGTCACTAATTATAAAAGATTTGTGATTTATGGGTGAATTTTGGTTCACCAATTTAGATAACGCATAGTTGTCACTTTTTTCAAACCTAGAGATTGTAAAAGGTCTTTAGGTTATAGGAGCTAGTTTTTAGGTTTATTTTCCTAGCTCCGAGTGGTTCTCGTTGAACTATTTCCTTTCCAAATTTTTTCAGGTCATAAGTTGTAAAAGGCTTATGACTTATAAGTAAGTTTAGCTTACTGGAGTCCGCAAAGGACACTTAATTTATTTGACCGTCGTGATGACAGGCAAAGCCAATGTAGAGACTACCATAACTACTGTTAAGGGTATCCTTTTCGTTGGCTTTTTAAGTCCGGCTGAGAAGTCGCACTGTTGGTTTTATGAGATTACCTCAAAAGGCACAACTATCGTTAGATCTGGATGATAGACTAAGATTTTGTTAATTTGTTGGTTAATTGATTTGGTTGCTTAGTAATTCCTCTTTCAAAAAAAATTGGTTACATACTGTTAGTTAAACTAGCAGATTTTACTTTACTAAAAATACTAAATAGAAAGCTTTACAAAAGAAACAGAAGACTAACGGTAGTTACTAATTGCTTAAAAATGCTTTAAAATTGCTTAGAAATTGCTTTAAATTGCTAAATATTGCTAAATTATTGCTTAGAAAAACTTGAGGTAAAAAACAACATGGTAAAAATTGATATGTCTAAGATTTCTGCAGAACAAATGGCTCAAATGCAACAAGTTCTTGCGAAAGATACTGCTGGTGCAAAACGTTCTCCACTCACTGAACTTGGAGAAGAACTCGGTATCAAAATCTTCAACCGTGCGAAGGACGGTTACACAAACCAAAAACTTTTGGTTTACATCCCTCGCATGGGCTTCCCAACTGTTGATGAAAAAGGCGATTTAATTCCGTTCCGCGTTCCTATGCGTTCGGTTACAATGAAAGCCTTTAACAACGGAGATAAGGATAGCAACTGGAAAGGTTCTATGCCTTACTTTGAAGAAGCGAAAGAAGAAAACCGTATCTTTGCACCTTGGGGTCAATCAGGGAATAACGAATACCTTCGTGATTACATTTCTGCAGCATTTGACATGCGCCGTGCGAAAATTGAGCTTGAAGTAGCTCGTCAAGGGTATTCTTCTGTTGCTGAGTTGGTTGCAAACGAACCTCAGTACAAAGAAGAAAAAGACTTCACTAAAACGTTTATGGAATATGTGTTCTTGCAAGTTCAAAGCAACTCAGATATGTGGTTCCCAGTAGTAGTTATTCCAACTACAAAGGACGCTAATGGTAAGTTCACAACTACATCAGAAACAAAACCTTTGCTTGATGAAGCTGGAAACCCAACAACTGTGGAGAAACAAATTCCTCGTATTGATAATTATGGTAAACCTATCTGCGATAATGATGGTAACCAATTATTTGAAACACGTGAGTTTGCTCACACGATTGAAGGTGAAATGAAGTGGCATAAGCTTACTACAAAAGCCTTTACTGAAAAATTGGTAAAAGCTCTTGAGTTGCAAGCACAACAACCGGGTATCACTGAACTTGGTGGCTTCTTCGTTCTCTTCAACTATGAGATTGATGAACAAGCACTTGCCAAAGCGAAGAAAAACGGTGGTGCTGCTTACGAAAGTGAAGATTCTAAGTCTGGTGCTTCACTGAACATTCAAGTGATGCAAAAAGTGGCTCCGTTCACTGACTTGTATGACTTGACTGAGTACCTTGGTCTCCAAGAACAATGGGACAAAGAAGCACAAGCTCATTACAGCGCTCTTTACCTTGTACAGACTGTTCGCGCTTGCGAATTGCTTTCTGACGAAGAGGTAAATGAGAAGTTGGATAAACTATACGGTGGTCTTGACAAAGTGAAAGCTGAAGTTGAGAACATTCAAACAACTGCTGAAAACCTTAAAAAAGGTGTAGCAGCAGGGGGGTCTGCCAACTCTATCACAAATTCTGCAGCGAACCGTCTAGGTGCGAATGCAGGTCAACTTCCTCCGGGTGTAGATGTTGACCCAGCAAGTGCTTTGGACTTTGGTGCTGAGGAATAAAACACTCCAAACCTAAATTAAGAGTTTTTAGCCTTTAGACTCTCCGTAATTGGTAGAGGGGTATCTCATAAAACCGAGAAAGTCAAACTAGTTTGGTTTGGCTTTTAACAAAGAAATTTATTTCTTTGTTTTCTCTAAGTTCCTAGTGTTTTCTAGGAATTTTGCGAAGATAAAGAGGAAAGGAAGAATATATTTGGCAACAGTAGTAGATGAACTATTTGCTGACTTACAGGTTAGTAAGGGTGAGAGCAAAAGTGAGCTAAAACAGACTTCACTATTTGACTCGGAAGAACACCGTAATTACCTAGAGGGTATTATTGCTAGAGGTCAGAAAGCTAAGTTGTTGGCTTGGGAAATTGAAAACTTTGCTCAGTATGAGAAAGAACGCTTTGAGTTTGGTTCTCATTGGGTGTTGTTACTTAAGGCTTTCAACTCAACTGGGAAATCCAACGCTTTGAAGGCTTTGGAGTACAACTTAACTACCAAGGGTATCGGCTTGCAACTGGCGAAAGGCTTTATTAAGCATGGAGCGTTAGAAGCAAAAATTACAACCTTTTGGTCTGATGGGTTAGAGGTTGAGTATTATTTAACTCGAACGAGTTTGAGTCCTCGCTCTACGTTTAAGAACGGTTATAGAGTGTACTTGAACGAAGATGGCACTCGAAAAGAGGTTTATAACACCCTTGTAGATGGTCGTTTTGTAAAAGTCTCTGAAACCCCAAGTTTCTTAAAACGCTACTTCAACTTAGCAGAGGTTGGTGGTCGTTATTTGAACTTAATGAGGGGCGCAGAGGGTCTTCCTGTGTTGGAACAGTCACCAGCTTCACTTAACAAGATGTTGTCGCAAGCAGCAGACTTAGAAACGGCAGAGCAAGCGATTAAACAAATGACAGATGATAACAAGGAAACGTTCCAACAACTAGAGGTTGTAGAGGGTCGTATCCGAGTCTATTCTCAAGATATTGTAGAACGTAGACACTTAACAAAAGAGGTTATTCGACAACTAGAAAACCAAACACACACTTTTGAACAATTAGAAAAAGGCTCAGAGGGTATCCTCGAAGTCGCAAGCGACTTGAAAGCTATGTCTGAGTTAGAAGGTACGACTACGATTGATGGTGTGGATTTGAAGGCACTCCATCAAGTCCACTCTATTCAAACGAAGTTAAAAGAGTTTGGCTCAGAGGTTTCCTTACCGATTGTTGAAACTGCTAATTTAACTGATTTGGCAACCTTAGATAAGATTTCAAAAGGTCTAACTGCTTTAAATGAGGTTGAGAGTTTCGGGCAAGCTCCTAGTAGCTCTTCAACTCAAGTTTTGGAAGTTATTTCAACTTTAAACTCGGCTATTGAAGATTTGAATACTGCACCTAGCTTTGGAGTGATTGAAGAGAGCAGAAATGATGAAGTTTTATCTCTCTTGGTTTTAGAGTCTCAGTTTTCAGAATTGGAAACTTTAGACAAACAGTTAGAACTTGAAGGTTCAGAGAAAGAGTTTTGCTTTAAAGAAAGCGAAGAACTCTTACAAGAACTAAAAACCCAAGGGTATCCCGTTGGTGTCTGCTCACACTGTGGTCATCTTTCGATTACAGAACCTTTTGAAATTGGTTCGACTGTAGTAAGTCCACATGAGCATAGCTAGGAAGTCTCAGATTGACTCAGATTTTATTTTAAATAATCTTAGGTCTATTTCTACCACTGAGATTTAAAATCGAATAGAGGGCAAATGAGAGGGTTTTGAGAGATTTAGTTTATGAGAATTTTATGTGGTTCGAGAAGACACACTTATAAAGGAGTCAGAGCCTTTCTAACAGATGAAATGAACTATGGTTTGCAAGTAGTTGAGGTATTCCCAAAAGATAGGGGAAAGTCCTCCTTTTATGAGGGAGAATTAAATGCCTTTGATTACTTTGAAAGAAAAGGGTATTTTATTTACATGAACGCAGTCCACGAAGCACATGACGAAGAGGGGATAAAAGACTGGCTTACTTTGTATAACGAGGTTGAAGAGGTTATTCTCTAAATGTACAAAAGAAACTAAAGGAGAGCGTTAGATTTGAAAGTAGTAAAAGGAAACACCTCAGTTACTTTTGGTGACCGTCACATTGAAAATGTGTATAGAGGTCAACACATCAACTACCAAGAGAACTGTTATTGGTGTATGGACAAGACACTGGAGAGAGTCCAACTACTCGAACCAGAGTTATATAATGAAACAGGCGACTTTATTGGAGTCCGCACAGGTGTATCGTGGTTGTCGGGCGACCGCATTATGTTGAGTCGCACAATGAAATTCTTGGACTCGATTAAGGGTCACAAGGTTATTAACCGAGGAAACCATGATTTACATGGTTCGGAAGAGCGTAATGATTATTTGTTCCTGTCGTCATTAGGTTACTTTGACTCCCCTGCACATTTAGCAGAGGAAGATAAACAAGTAGGTCGAGTGATGTTAGAGTCACCTGACTTGATTGATCCAGACACAAATGCGCCTTTGAGAGTAGTTTTCCACTATGTTCCTTATGGGAAAGAGTTTGAAAAATTGGATATTGTAGAGGGTATCACTAATATTGCGATAACTCACTATGATTTCCGAGTTGGTTTAACAAACTTTACAAATAACCCCGAAGCTATTGATTTAACGACTCATGAACCCTTTTATGGAGTGGACTTAATTTTGAATGGTCATATCCACCAACCTAGTGAGTTGAAGTCGTTCAAAACTGAGGGTGGAACTACTTGTGCTTTTATGAACCTTGGTTGTATGGCTCGTCCGAAGCGTTCAGAAGACTATAGCTTTGTATGGTGTGCAGTAGTGAAGATGCGTAAGAATCCAATTACAGGTTTACCAGAGGTTCATTTTGACCCACAAGTATTTGAATTAAAACCACCTTCTGAGATTTTCTTGGAAGATACAGAAGGGTCAGTAGCAGAGCAAGTCAAAGCAGAAGGAAAACAAGCTCAACTCTCAGAAGCCTTAGAGGGTCTGAGAGACTTCAACTGGGCCGGGGTATCCCTATCAGAGCGCTTAAATCTTATGGTCTTAGAACCAGAGATTAAAGACTTGATTAAGCACTATTTGGCGCTTAATTAACTGTTGTTTTGTTGTGGAGATAATTATTGCAGTGGGTTTGTTGATTAGTTTTCAACTCACCTACTTACTAATTGAAGTTGTAAAGTTTTCCGTAGTACATGAGAAACGAAGAAAACGAGAAGAAAATAGGAAGGACATAAAATGTCAGTAGAACAAACATTGGCTCGTTTGGAGTCACTAAACAAACAAGCATTGGAACATAACCGTAAAGAGCAAGAAATTCGAGGGTCTAAAAAGGCTCGTGTTCAAGCGATTTTGAAAGAAGTTGAAATCCTCAACTCCCTTGGGTATCCGATTAAAATGGAACTTGCTAGTGAGACGGAGTTCACAAAAGAGTCGATTGAATCTTACAAAGCACTTGCAAGTAAGATTTTGGCTGAGAAAGTTGCTGAAGCAGAGCGCTTAGAGAAGTTCTTTGAAGCGGTAGAGAAGAAAGACTATGACGCTATTAAGGAAATCACAGGAGAAGATGTGTCTGCGGTTTCTTATGATGTTGAAGTAGCAGATAGTAAAGAAGTCAAAGCAGAAGCAAAAGAGATGACTGCTCAAATGTTGGAAAACGATGCAGTTGTTGATATTGCAAAAGGGGACTCTCCACTTATTCCAGAACCTACAAAGGAAATTAAATTTGAAGAAACGGTTCCAACTAAGGAAGAGCAAGCGGTATCCCCAACTACCTCAGAAACTCCAACTAGTGTAGAAACTACACAAGTTGAAGCTCCTTCAAATACAGATACAAGCGCAGTTGATTTGTTGAGTGGTGTATTTGGTAGTGCAACTCCAACTGAAACAGTAGAAGTAGAAGTTCCTAAAGTTGAGGAAACGCCTAAATCGACACCAAGCGCAGATACTAATCCCTTTGCAGGATTTGACACTGCTTCTTGGGAGCAAGGGTTTAAACTAGATTAAGGAGAACCGCTGAAAGATGTTTTTAAAAATTGCATTTGACACATTAGCAGAAGAAAGTCGCTTGTTGATTGATACAGTAAAGCGCTCTATGATTGACCCTAAGAGCAAGAACGTAGTTATGAAGGTTGAACCTAACGGTGCGGTATCCTTCCTTGCCCTTACAGATATTGTGGTTGCAAAAACAAGTGTAACCACTTCTGCGGTAGAGGTTACAGAATTTGAAGGGGAAGACCCAATTTACTTCCAAGTACCAGCTCTTACTTTAGAGAAGTTGATTTCAACTTATGCAGCTAGTGAACTGACCACTCCATTGAGTGTAACGTTCCACCCTCTAACAGATATTGAGGTAGCTATTACTGTTCAAGAGAGCTTGAAGTTACCCGATAAAGATGAAGAGATTCGTAACTCTTCTCTCATTGCAACAACTCCGCCGTTCTACATTTCAGATTTGTACCGTTTGGAGTATATTAGTGTTGCAGACAATGAAGAAGTTCCATTTGTAGAATTAACAGAACAACAACGTGAGGATATGATTCAAACCTTGAATGATTTAGCTCCTTACACTCCAACAACCAATGAAATCCACAATGATTTGATGTTTAATCCGACTACCAAAGCCTTGGAGTTCTACAAAGACACTTATATGCCTAGTGTTCAGAACAATATGGATTTCTTCTTAGAAGAGGGTGGTCTTCGTCCAATGAGTTTGATTGCTTTGAAAGATTTGTTGGCTAAAGGGTTGTTCTCATTCTACAAAGATGAAGAAAAACACTTCTTTGTCTTGAAACAAGATGCTACTGTAATTGGTGTCCTCTATGATGTAGATGTGGCTTACCCACCAAACTCTCTGGATCAACTTGGAGATTTACCTTGGGTATCCTTATCTCGCCCTCTTGTTGAAATGTATTTGAAACGTATTAATGCTTTAAGTGGTCTCATGTCTGCAGAGCGTATTCAAGTCATTATTTCTGATGATTTGAAGAATGTAACCTTCAAATATGGAGATTTAGACTTGACTGCCCCTATTGAACACGTGCATAAGGTAACAGAAGGTAACCAAGCGAAGTTGGAGTTAGGAGGTTTCCAATTTGGACTTTCCCCAGTTTACTTTGATTACTTGTTGTATGGTAAAGGTGAGTTTGCTGACGATATTCGCTTTGGTTTTGCTGGTGCAGGGAAGTTTGTCTTTATCAAGAGTTTTGACTCCTCTAACATTTGGTCTGTTGCTATGAGTAGTAACTAAATCTAAGTAAGTGAATAGAAAAGGAGGGTTTCCTTGGTTTCAGAAACATTCGCAAGTCGCCTCGGTGCGATTAAACAAGACTACTCCTTGAAAGAGGATAGACTTAGAAAGCGCCAAGATGACATTGCACAACTAGAAGATTTGCGCACTCTCTACTTGAATAGAGCGAAAGCCTTACAATACGTTGTTATGTTGAGCAATGATGGTACAAAAGGTTTGCGTGACTATATGGAGGGTATCATTAACCGTGCTTTGGCTTTGGTCTTTGGAGAAAACGTGTATAAGTTCTCTTTGATTTCCGACTTGAAAGCTCAGAAAGTTCACTTGAATTTATTGGAGTTCAAGAACGGTCAATGGAACGAATTAGTGATTGGTAAGCAAACAGGAGACGGTATGGGTCAGATTATTGCCTTTCTGTTCTCTGTAGTATTGACTGAGATTACCAATCACCGTATGTTGTTTGTCGTAGACGAGTTGATGGGTGGGCTTCATGAAAAAGCAGTAGAACTAGTGCAACGTTGTATTGCTGAGTTTGAAGGTCATGGAGGTCAATTCACTATGATTGAGTACACCTTTGAGGACTTTGGTAAAGAGTTGATGTTGGCTTTCGACAACAAGAAAGAGCGCACCAATATTGTGGATTCAAGAGAATATCCATTGTTACCGGAAGAAAAAGCAGTTGCAACTGAGGTTGCTTAGATATAAAGAAAGAGGATTTACCTAGCGGTATCCTCTCTTTTTCTTTGCTTGTTTTCTTTCTTTTTGCTAAACTAGAAGAATGAAGAAATGAAAGGTGGTTTGAGTCTTGGATTTGAATGAAAATAGGCTTTATAGAAACAGAGCGGACTTCAACAAAGTTGTCGTAGTCAAAGAGGTAAGTGGGAAGGAAGTAACTTTCCTCCACGCACCGCCAATAAATAGTGACATCCATTGGCTAATACCACCTCAACGTGAAACTTTGTCTTTGAGTAAGTTTAAGGCTTCATACAAACCTTTCAAGTAGCAAAACCTTTGTGGCATCAACCCTTGCCAACCAAATCGAAAATGTAACAAAGTCGTAATATGAAATTGCGACTTTCTTTGTTATAATGATTTTATATTTTGAAAGTAAAGGATTTTCCAGTATGAAAAAGAAAGTTTTATCTACTTTATTACTAAGTACAGTATTGTTAAGTCAAGGTTTAACAACCGTTCAAACAGTAAGCGCAGGAGCGTTAAACCCTCATGAAGTAGTTGATGTACCACAAGCAACTGCAACTCCAACAGGTGTATCCAATTCTGCCATTGCAGAACAAGACCAGAAAGTGGAACAATTAACTGAGAAACAAAAAGAAGCAAGTTCTCAATTCGAGAGTGTCCAAAGTAAGGTTACTGCCTTAGAGACTGAACAAGTTAATTTACAAGCTGAAACAGAACACCTAGAATCGGTGTCCAAAGACCTAGAAAAAGACATCAACAACTTGTCTAAGAACATTGTGTCTCGCCAAGAGTCTTTGGAAAAACAAGCTCGCAGTGCGCAAACCAGTGGTTCTGTTTTAGACTACGTTAATGCAGTTGTCAACTCAAATTCTATCTCTGACGCTATTTCTAAGATTACTTCTATGAATCAAATTGTTGAAGCAAGTAACAAGATGTTGGCACAACAAAAGAGTGATAAGGAAGACATTTTAGCAAAACAAGAAGAGAACAACCAAGCTATTAACACAGTCATTGCTAATAAAGAGAAGTTAGAAGATGATGCGCAAGCTCTTAATTCTCGTAAAGCGGAGTTAGAAGTAGCTAAGTTGAACTTAGAGGTTGAAAAGACCGAAGCAGAGGATAAGAAAGCTGAGTTGGTAGAGCAAAAAGCTGAAGCAGAACGTCAAGCAGCTAAAGCTTTGGAAGAAGAAAAAACTTACTTAGCTCAGAAAGAGAGTGAAAAAGCAGTAGTAACTAACTCTGCAAATACTTCATTAGCGCAAGAAGTTTCATTGGTATCCACTCCGTCTACCTCAACTACTTCAGAAGAAGTAGCTCTAAGTTCTGAACCGCAAGAGGAAGTGGCAACACCAACTCCAACACCAACACCAACAGTAACTCCTACAGTGTCTACAACAAGTCGTCCTAGATACAACACAGACGCTTCAAGTTACCCAACTGGTGAATGTACTTGGGGGGCTAAGACTTTAGCACCTTGGGCTGGAGACTATTGGGGTAATGGAGCGCAGTGGGCGACAAGCGCTGCTGCCGCAGGATTTAGAACAGGTTCAACACCTCAAGTTGGTGCGATTGCATGTTGGAACGATGGTGCTTATGGTCACGTTGCGGTTGTAACTGCGGTTGAGTCTAACACTCGTATTCAAGTTTCAGAGTCAAATTATGGTAAGAAACGTTATATTGGCAACCACCGTGGTTGGTTTAATCCAACTACAACTTCAGAAGGTTTTGTCACATATATTTATCAAAACTAAGAAACTAGTGAATTTTATCCAGTATATGAGGGTATGCTGGATTTTTTGTGGTTTTCTTTTGGATAATAAATAGAAAATCTTGAAAGTTGAGATAAAATACATGTACGAATTATTAAAAGGTTCGCAACCTTTGACCTCACAAACCCAAGGAGGGCAAGAAGGTGCACCAACTAAAGTAACAAATAAGTATGTTGAAAATTTTGAAAGGCTCTTATGTGCAGGAGCTTATAAACAGTTAAAAGAGAGAAAAGATAAGGGAATTACTGAGGGTATCATTTCCAAGTTCTCACCTAATAATGTTCGTAGAGTAGTGCTTGGGTTAGATGGTATTTACGTTCAGTTCTATGTTTCACCGGTCAATTTCAAGGCAAAGGAGCAATTTGTACCGATTACCTTTACAGAGCAGTTAGGTACAGAATTGTCAGCAGAAAGCAAGTCCACTTCGATTACTAAAGTATTGAGGGGTGATAGTCGCTCTCTCTTTGGTTCACGTGTCTTCTCAAGTGTAGAAGAGATTATTGTCTTGAGCAGTAGCCCAGAAGTTCAAGGGTATCTGCTTGATAACCACGGTCTTGATTGGTTCTTAGACCCAAGCAGAAAACAAATGGTAGAGTCTTCCTTTAAGCGATTGAGAGCAGTTGGTTTGGTGGAAGACAGTGTGACTTGTAAAGAGTTTGTAGAGAGTCATAGAGAACAAATCAATGACCCTTATGGTCTCATTTTGAGAGACACAGAATTGAACTATGTTGGTGCTTTGTTCAATGATGACTTATATTACACCCACACGGCTCTTCGTCCTCAATATTATGAGATGGATGAAGAAGGTGGCGCTTTGTGGAACTATTTCCAAGAAGTTAAGAAAGGAACACCTAAATCAACTAAAACCGTGGAAACTAAAGATATTGGAGATGGGTTCTTAAAAGACTCCGATTTAACTTTGGTTACTAACTTCTTAGGTTTAGTGCGTGTCTTTGAGGGGTATCAGTCTGAGATTTCAGCTCAATTTCCAACTTTAAAAGAGACATTAGAAGTTGGAGAACATAATAAAGCTCTAGCAAAAGAGTATGTAAACTCAATGGTTGCTTTTGTGAAAGACCATAGAGATATTACTTCTTATCCGACTCCTAAAGTGTCTATTACTTCTGACACAACTTATTTGAGAGCAGTTTCCGTAGCTAATTACCTTTTGAAGAACAAAGACAAGGTTGGGTTGAGTAAAGGTGTTGATTCAGTATTTATTGGGTATCTCACTGCGCTCACCACTTGCTTGGAGTTGGCTTTAGAAAACATTACCTTTGATTTTATGAGTTCTGAGTTTGTTTCAAGTTATAAGAGTGGTTTGGAGTTGTACTTCAGTAACTTATCTGAGGAAATGGATGAAACAGAAAAACCTTTGGAGACAGAAGACGAGGTCTCAGAAGAACAAGCGGAAGAAAATAAAACTATTGAGAAATACCAAGGTCTATACGATAAACTATTCAATTTTGGTTTTGATTTAGAGGATGTAGAATTTAAACCTTTAGCAAGAGAAATTACTTTAGAGGGTGTAGATTTTTTACCAGATAGCGTTTTAGAAACAGTAGGAGAGGTTTCACCGCTGTTTGCAGTAATCAGTTGGTTATCTACAAATTCGGTTTATTCTTTCGATACGTTCTTTAACGAAAAAGAGTTCTTCCAATTAGCTTGTTCTTTGAAAGAGTTGGATTTGTCAGATGAGGATGCAATTAAGCTAGCAAGTTTCGGTATCTTTGGTTTAGAGTCCACTTCTATTTTTGAGGGTTATAATAAGTTTATTGATAAGAACTCTAAGTTAAAAGAGCAGTTCGGAGAGTTGGATAGCTACTTCGCAAACGAAGGTAAAGGCTCAGAGTTTAAACAAATTAGACCTTCCTTTAAAGAATTTGCAGACCGTTTCGCTAATGAAGTTTCTGTGGAGTTGTTGACTGCATCTAATTACTTAGCAGTAGACGTTTTACGTTCTGCTTATGGTTTCAACGCTTGGGGTGTTCCATTGCCTAAAGTCTCTCAACTACCTAAGTTAAGCAAACTTTTGACAGATTTGGTAAATACCACAAGGGTATCCTACCGTTTCCGTCGAGACTTTGAGAAGTTTGAAAAAGAGTTTGGAGCTGATGTTATTAGTTGTTTGAACAGTAAACACTTAACCAAAGAAGGTGATTTCCTAAGTTGTACTATTGACCCTCACACTTTTGTGAGGGTGATGAGTAGTATTTTCAGTTACTACCCACCTAGTGAAGTAAGAGATATTAGTGGGGTGTTCCAAAAAGCTTTAGAATTAGTAGAGAAGAAAGAAGGTGAAGTGAGTGAGTAAAATACAAGATCAGATGGAGAAAATCTCAAACCAACTCGGTTTAGGACTAGACAATCAGCAGATTGTAGATGTAGTCTATAGTTCAGTTGAAGAACTAGTAGAAAACGGACTTGAGGGTTCAGATGAAGTTGTTTATTTCTATGCTACTTGTATGTTAGCTTGTGCCTTCGGTCAACTTTCTTTAGATAGAAAAGCAAGTGGGTTTACCTTTGGTTTTAGTGACTTAAAACCAATTTACACTCAGTTAGAGTCAGAGTTAGCAGTTCATTCTGTTGAAAACCAACTAAAAAATCAGTTAGCGGTATCCGACTTGCGCTCTAATTCTCTGAAAGAATTGAAAGCAGAACAATTAGAGCACTTCTTAATTGATGATATTGCGACTGTTTCAAAGGCTTTAGACTTAGAGTTTGACCCTACTTCGGTATCCTCAGAAGTCAAAGAGTCTTTGGTTTCGGTTGAAGATGAGACTTTTGCAAGAAAAATTAAGGCTTTAAAATCTTCAAGTAAATTGAACGCTGATGTGGTTTCTTTGGTAGACTCTTTGCTTGATATTTATGATTTTGCTTTTGAAGCGGGTTATGAGTTAGATAAATACGAAGGAGTTGTAGTAGGTTTACCTGACTTACCTATGGTGATTATCCAAGGAGAACAAGCAGTTCAACCGAACTACACAGCATCTTACTATGCAGGAGAAGCTATGTTTTCTCCTCTTCGTTCTATTCCTGTAAACACTTCAAGACAAGCAGACTTAAAAGAAATTGTAGAATCTAGCAAACCGATTTATTACCCTTACAAGATGTTGGAGTTTGCGTTAAGTCGTAAAGTAACGGTTCAAAAAGATGATTTGAACTTTCCATCGGTTCCAATGAAGTGGAAAGGTTCAGATGGTCAACGTGAAGCGATTAAAGACTACTTAACTAAGAGAGCTTGGGAGTATTTGGTATTGGTGTGTGATACTTACCAAGATGGGTATTTTTGGTCTGATAAGGTTGCTTACTTTGGTAAAGGTGCAACAAGACCGATTACTCCAACCGACAACCAAGTATTTAAAGATTATCTAGCTAAGTTCAAAGCTACTTTCTCTACATTTTCTATCTTGAAAAACCATGTAGGAATGATGGAAGACGAGAAGTGGGCTTCTGCTGAGTGGGTGGTATCTGCTCCAATTTCTGAACTCCAAAACAGTGAATTTAACCATAGCAGTGCTTTATATACTGATGTTTTTGAATACGGTGGTGATTTTGAAGCTCCTTTAGTCAAAGACTTTAAAGATGTTAGAGTAAGCCACTATTCTCATATTGCAAAACCAGAGATTGCAGAAAGTGAGCCTTTATTTGCATATAAGGCTTTGGAGTCTTTGCAGAGAAAAGGCGAGAAATTAACTTATGGCTATCAGTTGTTAGGTAAAGGTCTTGATGGTCGTATTTTGACGGCTTCAAATGACATGACGGCTGCAGTAAATGCAGGAGCTAAATTGGTTCTCACTTATTGGGCAGGTTCTCGATCAGGTAAGGGGGTCTCTATTTCCAATGGTTTAGCGGTATCAATCGCTAATGGTCGCCCAGTATTTGGTGGTGATGGTAAACCAGATACAATGGTTCCTTACTACATTGCGTTTGGTGGAGCTGATGAAAAAGGTATTCCAAAAGGGTACTTTATTCAAGCAGGGGTATTCAATAAATCTGCTATGCCAGTTGTGAACAACATTTCTGAACAGTTGGATTGGGATAATAACCCTACTATCATGGGTTGGTTTGATAAGTCTATACCAAAATGGTTTAGTGGTGTAAGTAGTTCTCAAAAGCGCTACACAGGTGCTTGGGGAGATATGGCTTTCTATCGCCACATGTTGCTTGTTATGGGTATTGTTTCTCTCCGTGCTACTGTAAAAGCTAGTGATGTTGCTCTCTATGAAAAACTTGGAGGTGATGAAGGTATCCTCGGAATTTTCGACGAGGTAACAAACTGGTCTAATCTATTTGGTTCTAAGGCTTTGAGTTCTAACGGTGGTTGGTTCCAACGTATTATGTCAAATCCAGAATTAGATGAGCTTGTAGATTTAGGTCAGAATTATTTAGGTGGTTTATTAAAAGACCAAGCTACTCGCAAATTTGAACGAGCTTTAGAAGAAAAGTCTGATGACTATAGAGACCGAGCTTATTTAAGAGACTTGTACGATAAATTAGATGAAAGTATGCAACTCTTGAACAAGTTGAAAAAAGCAGGGTTCCAAAATGAAGAAAGCTTACGTTCTAGTATTTATTTAGTTGGTCAGAGCTTTAATATAGGTGGTTTTGAAAGACTTCCTCGAAACAAAGGAAATGATGCCTCTTCGTTTAAAGCAGCTTGTGACTATAAGAATGGTGTAGTAGACCCTTGGTTGTATACATTGTTGAACTTAGACACAGGCTTCATGGTTGGTTATAAAGGTACTGAAAAGTCTCAATATTGGTCTAGCCAAAATGGCTCAGACTCCAAGCGGTATCTCACTTCAAGTTCTCGTAGATTTGCCTATTTTGGTAGTGTAGATTTCCCAACTATCCGAGATGAAAACCCTCAGAATAAAGGATTGGCTCGTTCTGTAAACTCTCAAATGGAGGGTGGGGCAGTTTACTTTAAACCTTACTTGATTTTAGGTGACTCTCAAGGTTCTTGTGTCACTCAGTTGGAGAAGAACTTAGGAAGTAAAGCAGAGTCTATTAAATCTCGCAACTCAAATCCTAACAACCCTAGTGAATGGGATGAACGAATAGGAGTCTTGGGGTATCTGAAGGCTCTTGGCTCCAGTGATATTAGTAAGTCTTTTGTTCGAGCTAGAGAGATTGCTGACCTGGTTGTAGCACAAATGGGTTATAAGGGTTCTTATTTAGAGTTCTTGTTAGATTTAAGACCTGAGTGGAACTTCTCTTGTGAAGATGTCGTTATGGCTTTCACCAACCAAGACGCTTATTTAGCTAAGAAAAAAGAGACTGTTTACTACAAAGTAGATGAATTGCTCACTGAGTTACAAGAGTTTAAACAAAGTGGTGGAGCAACTGAACAAATTTCAGAAGGTTCTAATGTCGTAGACCTCCGCCCAGAGTTTGCGACTAAAGAGGTCAAAGCAGATGAAGTAGAAGAGCCAACTTCTCAATCAGACGAAGAAGATACTTCAAACTTCTCAGACCTTCACGAAGAAAATATCTCAGAACCCATAGCAGAGTCCCCAGTTTCGTCTGAGAGCAATTTAAACACATCAGTCGATAATTTAGAGGTTGAACCTCAAAAATGGACTAGAGAGCCTTCTGAGCCTTCTGAGAGCGCACAAGTGAAAACCCCTAATGTAGCTGACTCTGTAAATGTTGCATCAGCTTTAGCAAGTCAACTAGGGGTATCCGAACAAGCACTTATGTCTGTTTTGCAGTCTGCCTTTGGTTTGCAAGGTTCTAGTATTCCTAAAGTAGAGACGATTGTTTCTACTGAGGAATTGAATGATAGAACAACTATGAGTCGAGTTGCTTCACATCAAGCAGGTGTATTCATTAAAGATGACCAAGATTTAAGGGAGTATTTGTTAGAGGACATTTACACTTACTTTGGTGATTGGAGTAGAGTTCGTAAGATTGAAATTATTGGTCGTCAGTTGTACTTCAATGGTTTACTTTATGAACCAGAGAAAGAGGGTATCCAATTTAGCCCTGAGGTTTCTCCATATTCTATTTCCTTGTGGAATAGTGGTGGTTTTGGGGAATTGTTTGATTGGAAGTTAATTCGACAATATTTGAATCCAACTTCATTGGTATTTGACTCTATGGACTATGCTTATAGAGAGTTTGACCTTATGGAGTCAAGTAGTTCTAAGGTTGTTGTAGAAAATGCTTTTAAGCGTTACTCTATGTTACAAGACTTACAAGTTGGTACTTATACCTTTACAAGAGCAGAGGTTGAAGAAATGATACTTGAAAGACAACCGTTCTTATCAAGTTATGACCGTAGACAACAAGTTTTCCGTAGAGGAAATAGCAAAGGGAAATCTTTCCGTCAAAAACGTTGGCAGAAAGCAAGAGAACACATGGCTGAAGGTCATACTGGTAGAGCAGTCGCTTCGGCTATAGGTGCAGGTCTTGGGGTTGGTTTCCAAGGAGCAAGTCATGTCGGTGGTTTCTTCAATAAGGCTGCAAGAGTCTTCCGTCAAACCGGTTCTTCTGTAGCTGAGAATTGGAAAGAAATGGACAAGTCGAAACACTAAGGGTAAGGGTATCCGCTTTTTCTCTTAGGTTTTCAAAATGTAGTTAAGAGAGCTAACGCTCTCTTTTCTTTTTACCTTTTTGCTAGTTGATTACTTGACATTCTTACAACTTTTTGATATAATAAAACAAATTAAATCAATAGGAGAACTTAAGTTTGAAAGTAG